GTCGTCCGTAGGCAAACCTGATAGACAGGTATGGCTTAACTCCAAAGACTACCCTAAAGAGGAATTAGAGCCCTCTACGTTGATTAAGTTCCTGTACGGTCATGTCATAGAAGAGTTAGTCTTATTGTTAGTACGTCTAGGTGGTCATACAGTCGCTAATGAGCAAGATAAGGTAGAGGTTAATGGAGTCAAGGGCTCTATGGACTGTACTATTGATGGTAAACTTATAGACGTTAAATCTGCCTCCAGTTACGCCTTTAAAAAGTTCAAGGATAACACTGTAGAATTTGATGATCCGTTTGGTTATGTAGATCAGTTAAAAGGCTATGGTGCAGGGCTTGGAGTTAAAGAGGGTGGCTGGTTGGCTATGGATAAAGGCAATGGACATTTAGCTTTAGCAATGATAGACTTGACAGAAGGTGAAAGCATTGAGGACAGGATCACTCACTTAAAAGATATTGTATCTAAAGATGAAATGCCTGAGCCGTGTAGTTATCCCATACCAGACGGTAAAAGTGGGAATATGAAGCTATCTACACAATGCTCTTACTGCCCTTATAAGCACACTTGTTACCCTGAATTAAGGACTTTCTTGTATAGTACAGGCCCTAAGTTCTTGACTGAGGTTTGGAGTTTGCCCAGAGTAATTGAAATAACTGAGACTAAGTAATATGAGTTTAACCTATAAGGTAGTTAAGACCCCACGCTCTGAGCGTTTTGAAGAGCAAATCAACACCCTATTGGCTGAAGGTTGGGATTTGCACAGTAGCCCCTTCATTGACGGTACAGGTCAAATGGTACAGGCATTATTAAAGGATATTCCAGATGTCAAAAAAGCAACTGCCAAAGTACAGAAGTAAACTAGAGGCTAGGGTTGCTGTAGGTCTGACTGAGTGGGGTTATGAGTCTGAGAAGATGAATTACATCATTCACAAGACCTACAATCCAGACTTCATTAAGGGTAATATCTTTATTGAAGTTAAAGGATTCTTTAGGTCTGGAGACACTCAGAAGTACAAAGCTATCCACGACCAAATGCTAAAAGAAAATAAGATACTTGTCTTTGTCTGGTCTAAGCCTCACCAGAAACTACGGAAAGGATCTAAACTCACTAACGCAGGATGGTGTGATAAGCACGACATTAAATGGTTCTCACAAGATGATATGAAAGCCCTTAATAAGTGGAGTAAGACCGTCAATGGATAAACCAGTAGTAGAGCTAATAGAAGACATAAAAAGAGACTACGATATAGACCTGCTAGTTGAAATATTATGTATCTCTACTGAAGAATTACTGGAACGGTTTGACGATAAATTAATGATAGCCATAGATAGGGGAGACTTTGAAGATGGAGCCTGATTCAGCACTAAATAACCAGATAGGAGGGGCCCACTATCAGACGGGTGGTATACAGCCTATTGAATACATACACGCTAATGACTTATCTTTCATCGAAGGTAGTGTAGTTAAATACATTTCTAGGTGGCGTAATAAGGGTGGCATACAGGACTTAGAAAAGATCAAGCACTACGTAGACCTTCTTATAGAGTTAGAAGATAATGTAGGTAACAGAAAAAAGTAAACAAAAAAGGCCCCAAAGAGAAATCTAAGGGGCCTTTTTATTTGCCTAAAATTTAGTCTAGAGATCCCTCATTAGTAACTGACTTACTGTGCCTGTTACTCTGCTTTCTGTGAGACATTATTTCATTACCTTTCGCGTCTAAGTAAGTGACCTTTTCCCTGTATGTCTTACCTCCTACCTCAACTACGTCCTTTTCTAATTTCCAAGACGAAATAGGAGTAAACCCGTAGGCTTCCGCAGCCAAGTTATAGTCTGCTGCTTTACGCGATACAAGACCACCTAGCGGCCTCATCTTACCGTCTTTAGGGTCGTTAGTAGACACCCCATCTAATAGCTGATTCTTTAAGCTAGACTGCACAGCCTCGACTTGAGCCTCACCTGTAAGATTCATAGCAGAATTAAGACTTTTCTTTAACTCGTCTGCGCCCGACATTCCTTGATTCCATACAGTGCTTATTAGTGTTTCTTGTAAACCACTACGCATAGAATCAAACTCAGGGTATGACTTTTGAAGTTGTCCTACTCTCATATTAATTAAACTTGTTGCAGCAGCCTTGTAATCTACTTTTCCATCAGAACCAGTAAAATCTGTCATGTTTAAATCTGCCATGCCAGCCTTTAGGCCATAAGGCATAGTGTCTGCCCCACCCTCTACACTCTTATGTTTAAAGATACCTTCTGATTTATCGAAATCTGATATGATTTTATCTACTAAACTAAGACCAGAATCTACTTCTGTTTCCTCAGCACCTAAGTCAGCCACCAATGTATCGGCTGTAGTATCTTCAAACAGACCAGCCTCTAACTGTACAGGCTCACCTCCCTTTCTAGACTTCTCTATAGCTTCTACCTGAGTAGCGTTCTCTGGAGTACCTGCTGCGTTCTTCAGCGCGTCAGACGCTTTAGCTGCAAGCATAACACCATCTATGGAAGACCACATCCCAGATATTTCCTGTTTTATTTTCTCATACTGAGCCATACCTTCTTCTATCATTGGTGTGTTCCTTTATCGTGCTGAAGTTCTTTGTTCATTTCCAGCCTGAGCTTTAGCACTCGTTAAGCTTGAAGCAGTTACATAAGCCAACGCTGTAGCTAAAGCTTCTAGCTGTTTACTTGGGTCTTTGATCTTTCTAACTTTTTGTAGGGAGTTTTGCCATTTTCCATTTGTCACTACTTCAATTAATGCTTGATTGTGGCGGCCTCTTAAATAGCTAATAGTATTAACGATAGCAATACCTGCCTTGTTAAGCCCCATTGTAGCAAAAGATGCTTTAGCTCCCCCTGTTGCCCCTAAAGAATTAAACGGGGTGTTCTTCAATCTAGCTAAGATAAAAGCAAGATCCTCAATAGCCTGACCACTTCCTCCTACATCTTTTAGCTGCCTAGTTAACTCAGCCCTCTTTTTAGGGGTTGCTAATATAGCATCATAGAACTGATCTGGAGTAGCATTATAAACACTTGTTCCTTCTGGAGAAGCTTTAGTTTTTAATTTTCCTAGCTCATTTTTTATTCTCTTATAGGCAATGTTTCTTTGAGCTATAGGTAAAGCCGCACTATACTCAGGACTAGAGTTTTTTAAGAACCCCTTTATCATCTTATTAATACTCTGTAACGCAGGTGCTTTTTGTTGTTGTAGTGTGTCTATTGAAGTAGCAGAAGCGTGAGCGTTAGCTGATATTTCTCGTCTAATTAACTCAACTTGACCTAATGAATTTTCATTTAATGCTTTAAACCTTATAAGATTTGCTGGATCGCTTAATAGTCGTTTTTTAGCAGCCGCATATATTTCATTATCCTCTAGTTTTTGAATAAACTTAGGAGACATTTTAACTTTAAAAGCCGTTCCATATAGGTCTTCAAGAGTTTTTTTAATTGCTGCTTTTCCTTCGGGTATAATGCCTCTAACAAACCCACCAACAACCTCTGCTAGTTCTTTATCACGCCCCATGCGTATCTCTTGAGCTACTAATGCTTTAGCAGGGTCTAATCCTCCAAAAGAAGATGCCTCTCTAGAAGTAATGACCTGATTTGCAGAAGCTTCTGCTGGTGTAATCCTAACGCCCAAGCGACTAGCGGCCTCTGTTGCTTCTTTTACAGCAGAAGGAGTCACGCCTTTTACTGCCTGTTTTGCCCCTCCTTTTGAAGTAAAAAAATCCATAGCAGCTACTACAGGATCTACTATTACTTTACCTATGATAGTTTTTCCTGTATTCAACAAACCAATAGGTATTACCGCACCATTTGCTGCATACAAGGCGTTCATCGTGCGCTCCATAGACAAGAGAGATCCATCTTCAGTAGGTACTGAAGCACCATAAGCGGTACTTCCTGCTATTACCGCCATAGGAGTTCTAGCAGGAACAGCCGCCATTATAGACGCGGTTGATCCAGTAAGATTACCGAGCCCAAAAGCTTTATGCTCATACTCATTCATTTTGCCAAACCAATCTGAAAAATCTTGTTCACGTTCAATGCGAAAGTCTTTCCAATCAGTTAAAACATCAATTCCTGTAGCTTGTGTAAAAGCGGAACGTCCTAGCTCCTGTATACCAGCACCTGTTCTCTCAACACCATATAAAAAACCTCTACCAGCTAACTCAGGTATAGAAGCGGCTACTCCTTTAGTTGGGGTTTCTTCTTCTTGTTTTTTGGTCATTCCTAGAGAATTTAAAAGAGAGT